CAACCCTAAACCTAACCCTAACCCCTACGGGGAACCTAACCCTAATACTACTCCTAACCCTAAGGGATAGGGTTAGGGAACATAATAGGGGTGTGGTTAGGGTTAGGGAAAGGGGTTACAATAGGTTAGGGTTAGGGTTTTATTAACTTATTGAATATCTTGTTTCATGACAATTTCGTCTTCATCATTAATCAATTCCAAAGTTTGGGTAGTACCTACAATTGTACCATTGTAAGCACGGCTAACACTTCTTTGATTTACTGGAACAGCTGCAAAAGTATAAGTGTAATCATGAATAACACCTACTTTAGGCCCAGCATAAGCAACCTCAGGGGCTACACCATCCGCGGTAACAGCAACCATACCGGCGGAGGTAATAAGAACTGGAAAAACGGTAATGCCTTTCAAAAAGGAATTAGAACGCATGGATAACATAGATGATCTTTCCAACATTGTATTGAATTGAATATTCAAAGCCAAATGCATTTGATCACCAGGTTGCAAGATAACGGTTTTGGTTTTCAAACATCTCCAAGTTTTGAGAATTGCTTTTTTCGAAAACAATTTGGCTCCCCAATGATCAGGTTCTTCCCAACCTTCTCCTGCAGTAGTGTCACCTAAGTCATTGGCTTTGACTTGCGCATTTTGACCTGATGCTTCATCAGCTACTGCAGCGTAATAACAATCAATAGGATTAGCGTTAGTGTCAGTTACTGGGGTACACCAATACACTTGAACAATTTGGGCTACAGTAGTCATCGATAACAAACTCATTTTAGTTTTGGCAGACTTCAACCACAACTTATCAGTATCAGGAATAGTTGGTGTAGCTAATGGAAAAATAGGGGAAGTAGTTGGCATTTTAACATAAGGATTCAATGCAAACAAATCATCAGGAACCAAGCCACGAGCATTGCGAACATTGCTTACATTTCCAACAAAATGGTCTCGAGTTCCAATGATTTCAGGATAATCAATACAAGACAAACCTTGGGTGGCGGTCATTAACCATTGATTAGTGTTGCGATAAGAGTACGTACCCAAACTCCGATAATAACCTTGTTTACCAACTTTAACGGTTCCAAGGTTACGAACAGATAAATCGTTATGAACAGACATAGTAGTAGAAGCGGCTTTTTTCTTTTTGGTAAGCATGGTCTTCGACCCATTCTTTGCCTTTGCTTTTTGCTTTCCCGCAACCTTTTTCTTAATAATTGTCTTGATGGCTTTGCCTGCCCCATAAAATACTTTGGCAGCGACTGTATTAAATGCTCCGCGTCTTCTTCGAATTGGTTTGGCCATTTTATTTTTAGGAAAGATTTATTAAAGGTAATTCGTCCATTAGCTCAATGGTGAGTCTTCTTTCCAAAGCGGCATAGGTTGCTCCATCAAGTTCTGGGTACCAGCATTGAGGGTGGATGTTTGAGGTGATCCAGATGTTGTTTGCAACCAATGGCATAGATGACCCTTTGATTTCCACTGAGACCGGATAGCGATCAAACCACCGTAATAAGTGCGCGATGTCGATACCTCCCCGAAATTCATCGATAATAACGTTTTGCTCACCATGGTACCCGCACCAAAACTAGTTAAAACTAAAACCTTCGTGCGAGGATCCTTTGCATAAACATCGTTTCCCTCCAATAATGCCTCGTCCCAGGCTCTCCTAGACTTTCCTGTACCGGTCGGACCATAAAAGACTTGAACTTTACGTTGGATTCCCGTAGGACGAGCGTAATCTCCTCCAATTCGTCGAAGCGAGCTGTAATATCGAACAAAAATGTCCGAGGGGATGGAGTCAAGATTTCCGGCAATGGCAGACTGTCTGACGAGGTCCCAATCCGTGGCAGAGTTTCGACGAAGGGACTTGGCTCCAAATTCAAAGGGCTGACCGTCCCTGCTCTCTTCCTTTTGGACATAGCGTTCCGCCGCTTCAGACCTGGTGGGCTCATAGTGTCCAGTTCCCGGGAGGCAGCCTCGAAGAGTGGTGAGAGATACTTTTTTGGGGAAGGCGACCAAGAATTGCCAGTGTTGGTATCCTCCATCTCCAATTTCAGGTTGGCCAATGCACCAGCACGCCCCGGTGGGGAGACATGGCTCCCAATCCAACCGGGGGACTGTTGCAATCCAATACCTGGCTTGCCTGACAGTGGAATTCCGTTGTCGGCTCTGACTTCCCTCAATTTCCACTCCGGGCAAAACGCACACACTTCGTCCGACTGGCAGCAAGGGGGGGTCCACGTGACTTCCGGACAGGGGTCGGCCAAGAGTTGGGCTTCCTGAGATTGGCATTCGTTTGACATTTTAAAAGTCCAAAAATGTCGCTTCTTATATACTAATTGTGGCTGAGTCATGTGACGGGGTCGACCCTGGTTTAAGTGTTTAAGTGTTTTAAGTGTAACGTGAAAGTCACGTTTATTTAAAAACTTAAGAGATCAGGTGATATTTAAAGGTCACCTGATATTTAAAACTTTAAAGCACTTAAATATCAGGTGAATGTCATGTGATGAGACGTGAGACGTCGCTCTAGTAAGTAATACTGGCGTCTCACCTTCGGAGAGACTTTGGTGCTTACTAGAGCAACGTATATTCTAGGATATTGAGTAACCCACTGCCCTAACCCTAAAACCCTAACCCGCAAGCGGGGCCCAACCCTAAACCTAACCCTAAC